ATTTCAAGCCCTTTAATTGCGGAAGTTGCTTGGCTGCGTGGATTGCACCAATACACTATTTCTTACCTGAATTAATACAACACATTACTTCAACAATGTTTATAGCAGGTTTTTTAGCACCTATTGTTTCAAAATTAATCTGGAGTTTATGGAAATAAAACAAGAGCATAGGGAATGGCTAATTGCTAACATAAGTAATTTTGAAAGTGCGAAGAATGGTTTTATTAGAAACCTTGAATTGAATGATCTGAAAATGTATGAGCATATTTACAGATCTTATTTAGATCCTAATTTTATTGTATCTGTGTGGTGCGGTGCGTGTAAATTTGAAATGATTATGAGATTATATAATTGGCTTGAAAAACAATAATATGGCAAACTTTATACACCCTACCGCTATCATTGGCGAAAATGTTATCTTAGGCGACAATAATTATATTGGCGCTTATTGTATTATTGGAGATCCTGCTGAACATAAAAAATATTGGGAATATGAAGAACAAATAAAAGATTATGGAACTTTAAAAATTATCCAGAAAGGACAAATAAAAAGAGGCTTAGTAACTATTGGGAATAATAATATTATTACAGGATTAGTTACAATAGATGCGGGAACAAGCGAAATAACTACAATAGGGGATAATTGTTTTATTATGAAGCATTCCTATATTGCTCACGATTGCCTAATTCATTCAAACGTTACTATAAGCAGCGGTGTTAAAATAGGAGGGCATTGTATTGTTAAGCAATATTGTAATTTAGGAATGAATGCCACGCTGCATCAGTTTAGTATTATTGAACAAGGTTGTATGATTGGCGCAAGTGCTTTTTTTAAAGGTACTTCAAAAGAATTTAGTAAATACGCGGGCGTACCTGCAAAATATCTTTCACCAAATATAATAAAAAAATGAACGAATTTGACAAGTGGCGTGAACGCTACGAAACAATGACAACTGATGAGCAAGTAGCTTATCATAATGAAATAGAAGCACGTTATCCAGAACAAAAACATTACAATTATGATAATGTAAAGGAAGCATTAGTGCTATGTGATAAACCAATAGTATTAGAGTTCGGAATCTGGAAAGCCGATTTAGCTAAACAAGCAATGCAAGACTTTGATATATCAGCTTGGTATGGTATAGAAATTTGCGAAGCTGCAATTCGTTTAACTAAATGCAAAGAAGTTAATTATATTTTTCCTACAAAATTTGATTGGTTTACAGATAAAAGAACAATACAAGCTGATCTTATTGTAGCTACTCATTTTATTGAACATTTAAGTAACGACCATTTTAGAGACTTAATTAAATATTGCAAAGGAGTTAAATACATTCATTTTGAATCGCCATTGACAGACGTTGGCAATGAATGGGATGGCTACGTGGGTACTCACAAGCTAACAATAGGATGGAATAAGATAAACGAAATAATGAAAGAAAATGGATATAATTTAATTATTGATAAACCAGAAAGCAAAACTTATATAATAAAATGAATGTAGCTTTAATTTTATTAACCCTAAATAGAAACGATTTAACAAAGAGGGTTATTGATCAGAACTTTTTTAATTGTGGATTAAATGCCGATTGTTTTTTAATTGACAATGGCAGCGAAGATGTAAATTTTAATTACCCTTTTAAAGGTTATGATATATCAAAAACTAAAAGGGGTATAAGCGCGGCATTTAATGCAGGGCTTAGAATGACAAAAGACTATGATGCCGTTTGTTTATTAGCAAATGATATATTGCTTCCACAGAATTGGTTGTCAAATTGGGTTATGTTTGCACAACAAGTACCAAAAACAGGAATTATTGGAATACATTGCGTTGAGGAGTTGCCACCATTAGTTGACGGAATACATAAAACACACGTGCCATTTGGCAATAATTTTATTACAAGGGAATTGATTGATACGATTGGAGGTTACAATGAAGAATATGATCCATACGGAATGCAGGACAGGGATTATGCAGAAAGGTCTATACTTGCGGGTTTTACTAATTACTACATTCCAGATTTAAGAAGCGAACATATCGGACACGACGTTGGAAATGGAACAGAGTACAGGGCTATGAAAGATGAAAGCCTACAAAGAGCACAATCAATCTGGGAAAAATATCAAAAGATTTATCACATAGATAAAAATATTAGATGCGAATTTTAGCAATAGCGTCAAAAAGTAGCGGCGTATCTTATCATAGAATCCTGATGCCAATAGTCAATATGCAAAAAGATTATTGCTTAATGACTGACATAATTAATGAGGAGGTTGTTTCAAATAATTACGACCTTATTGTAATGAATAGAATGCTGCATAATGTAACGCCAGAACAAATGATTGCTTGGCGCAAAAAATACGGCTTTAAATTAATAGTAGACAATGACGACCATTGGGATTTAGGTGCTTCGCATATACTTTCAGAATCATATAAAGAGAATAAAGTAAGTGAACAGATAATTGCTTGGATCAGGATAGCAGACCTTTGCACTTGCACGCACGAAAGATTAGCAGAAGAAATATATCAATACAATCAGAATGTAGAAATATTGCCTAATGCAATACCATTCGGCGAAGAACAATTTCTTTTAGATAAAAAGCCTTCTAAACTTGTAAGGCTATTTTGGTCAGGATCAGGAACGCACGGAAGGGATATAGATATACTTCGCAACCCAATGAAGCGAATTAACTTTCCTGTTAGGACAATCATAGCTGGGTATAATGAAGGGGAAAAGCATATCTGGGATGGAATGATAGCATCCTTTACAAATGGGCTTAAATTGAACCCAACGATATATAATTTTAATCACGTTGCGGAATATATGGCTGCCTATTGTGATTCAGACATAAGCCTGATTCCTTTGGTTGACAATAAGTTTAATTCAATGAAATCTAATTTAAAGGTATTAGAAACGGCATCAAAGAAAAACCCTGCTATTGTAAGCAATGTACATCCTTACAGGGGATTTTATCCTGCCTGCCACGTGAATAGTCAAAAAGATTGGTATTATTGGATCAAACTATTAGTTAATGATCCAGATGCCAGAAAGCATTACGGAGAATCACTTTACGATTATTGCAATAAGAACTTTAATTTACACGAAGTAAATAAGCGCAGATTTGCTATTTATAGTAAACTAATAGGAAATGCCCGTAATTAAATGCTCGAATGGAAAATATAGAATAGGATCAGGTGCTTGTATTTTTGATACCGAAGAAAAGGCGCAAAGCGTATGGGCTGCAATCAGGGTTTCAATGGTTGATAGTTATAACGATTATCCAGAGGCAGCAAAAGCAAATGCAAGAAGGGCATTAAATATTAAAAAAGAAAATGATCGCGGTTGCGGAACTTTAGTAGGTTGGACGAGGGCTAACCAAATAGCTAAGGGTGAAAACATATCCAGAGAAACGATAGCAAGAATGTCAAGTTTTGAAAGACATAGAGAGAATAGCAAAGGAGATCCTAAGAATGATTGCGGTGCTTTAATGTGGTTAGCTTGGGGTGGGGATGAAGGCGTAAGTTGGGCGCAGAAAAAACTTGCCGAAATAGATAAACAAAAATTTGCAGAGGTTGGGGAAAGAGGAGGCATAAAAGAAAGTCCAAAAGCGCCTAAGTCAGGAACTAAGAACCCAGATCCAAAAGGAGAGGGAAGTGCTAAAGGTGATGCAGGAGGTAAAAGAGGCGCAGAGGTTTCAAAAGATGTAGAGGAAGCATTACAAAAGAAAGCAGATGAATTTAATGATAGGTACAAAGAAAAATTAGGCTATGGCGCAAATCTGGGAGCATTGAAATCTGTATACCAAAGAGGCTTAGGTGCATTCAATACAAGCCATTCACCTAATGTGAAATCAGCGAAGCAATGGGCTTATGCAAGAGTTAACGCATTTTTATATCTTATAAAAAATGGCAGACCAGAGAATCCTAAGTACGATTCAGACTTTGATTTATTACCTACCAAGCATCCAAAATATCCAAAATAAAAAACCACACTAAAATATATCTGAAGCATTTTGGTTATGGAGGCGAAGATTTTATGCCGTGCGAAGTATGTGGATCAAGGGCAGTAGATATTCACCATATACATAGAAGGGGAATGGGGGGAAATATAGATGCAGATAAGATTGAAAACTTGATGGCGGTTTGTAGAAATTGCCATATTGAATATGGAGACAAGAAGCATTATATAGATTTTTTAATTGAAGAACATAAAAAAAAGTTAGATGGCAAAGGTTAAAAGTGATTCAAAAAAGGTTAACTTTGGTAAAAGAAAGCGCGGACACGCTAAGAAATCTTTTAATAAACATAGCTCTAAACCTAAAGCATATAGAGGTCAGGGCAGGTAAATAAAAACCTATGATAAAAAAAGTAAAGGTTACGGAAGTAATATCTAACCCTAACAATCCCCGTTTGATCAAAGATGACAAGTTTAAAAAATTAGTAAAGTCAATACAAGAGTTTCCAGATATGTTAAACGTGCGACCGCTTGTAGTTAACAAGGATATGGTTGTACTTGGTGGAAATATGCGATTAAAAGCAATAAAGGAAGCAGGGATAAAAGAAATCAGTATTGAAGTAGTGGATTGGACTGAAGATCAGCAAAAAGAATTTATAATTAAAGACAACGTAGGATTTGGAGAATGGAATTGGGATGACCTTGCTAATAATTGGGATGAGATTGAATTAACAGATTGGGGTTTAGACATTCCTGATTTTAATAAAAACATTGATAACGAAGAAGGGGAAATTAAAATAAGCACAGAATTAGATCAACATAACAATTATATAGTATTAAAATTTAATACGGATATTGATTGGTTACAAGTACAAAGCATATTCGGACTTGAAAGCACATATAGTTTAAGGCAAAATGGCAAGACTTGGAGTAAAGGAGTTGGAAGGGTAATAGATGGAATTGATGCTATTTTAAAAATAAAAGAAAGTTCAAATGAAGGTTAAATTTTATGCCCCATCTTATAAGAGACCGCAAAAAAGTATAACACAAATTAATTATCCTTTTGTAAAATTAATAGTAAGAGACTCGGAAGCAGAGGAATACTTAAAGAATGGAAACGATATTGAAATAGTGCCTGATAGCGCGCAGGGTAATTTGTGCAGGATTAGAAATTATATCTTAAACAATTATTTTGATGCTGATTGCATTATATTATTAGATGACGATTGCAAGGGCATTTATAGATGGGAGAAACAAAACAAAGTTAAATTTGATCCAGATGAATTAATGGAGTTTAGCGAATCAATGTCAGTTTTATGCAACGATTGGGGGTTTAAGTTTTGGGGATTAAATTGCATACCTGATAAGGGTGCATACAGAGAACATACTCCTTTTGGAACTTTACAATATATTGGCGGTCCTTTTCAGGCGCATTTAAAAAATGATATTAGATATGATGAGGATTTGCCATTGAAAGAGGATTACGATATTACGCTTCAACATATAAAGAAACATAATGGCTGCTTAAGAGTGAATTATGCTTTTTATGATGTGAAACAAGCTGAACAATCTGGAGGATGTGCGACATATAGAAATTTACAGAAAGAGAAAGAACAATTTGAATTATTGCAAAAGAAATGGGGTAGCAAAATTATAAGCCAAGATAGTAAAAGCAAGAGGAGTTATGATTTTAACCCTATATTAAAAATACCATTGAAAGGTGTATAAAACAGAAATATAACAGAAATGCCATTCGAAAAGGGAATAACACCAAAGGGAGCGAAACCCTTTGAAGCAGGAGAATCAGGAAACCCAAATGGGAGACCACGAAAGTATGTTAGCTTATTAAAGGATCAGGGCTATAAACTAAGCGAAATTAATGACACAATACAAGTAATGATGTCAATGGATATAGAAGAACTTAATGCAGTTTATATAAATCCAAAGGCAACGATAATGGAAAAAACTATTGCTAATGCTATGAATAAGAGTTTACAGAAAGGTAGCCTTTATAGTTTAGATACTTTACTAACCAGAGTTTATGGCAAGCCAAAAGAACAAGTTGATATTCAGCAAGATACAAAGATCGAAGTAGTATTTGTAGAAGGCAAGACAATCTTATAATGAGAATAGAATTACCTCGCCCACATATAAACCAAAAGAAGATATTAGAATGCGATAAGCGTTTTATTGTCGTTATGTGCGGGAGGCGTTTTGGCAAATCAGAACTATCCCAGATATTATCAATCAGCGAAGCGATCAAAGGAGGACAAGTCGCATACATAACCCCAACCTATAAATTAGCTAAGGCGTTTTTTGAAAGGTTAACATCTGCTATCCCATTTAAAAACAATATAAGCAATCTAAAAATATATTGCCCTAATAATGGATCAATAGAATTTTTTACAGGTGAACGTCTGGATAATTTAAGGGGGCGCAAATTTCATTTAGTAATAATAGACGAGGCTGCATTTATCCCTGACTTAGAATCAGGATGGCAAAATAGCATTCGACCAACCTTAACCGATTATGAAGGCAAAGCGGTTTTCCTATCCACGCCCAGAGGTAAGAATTTCTTTTATTCAATGTTTATGAAGGAAGGGGAAAATGATTGGCGCAGTTTTAAATTCAGCACCTA